GAGACGACCTACGGCACGGCGCCGGTCGACAATTATCAGCCGCTCGCCTTCAAGTCGTCGGACCTGTCGGCGGAGATCCCGCTCGCCGACGACCCTTTGCTCGGCTACGGCCGCAATGCCCAGGACCCCTATCGCGGGCTGGTCACCGACGAAGGTACCATCGAAATCCCGTTCGACGAACGCGGCGCCGGCTTCTGGCTGACCGGGCTGTTCGGCCTGCCGACCACCACTGGCGCCGGCCCGTATACCCACGTCTGGAAGAGCGGCGGCGACACCATCCCGACCTTCACCGTCGAGGTCGGCCATCCAAAGCTGACGACGCCGGCGTTCTTTCGGCATGCGGGCGTGACGATGGAAAGCCTCGCCTTCGACATGGGCACCGAGGGTCCCGCCAACGGCAAGGTCGTGCTGGTCGCGCAGGGCGAGACGTCGGCCGCGACGACGATCGATGCGACGCCGCTGACCGCCTACGCGCCCGGGCGCTTCGCCCGCGGGCTGGGCTACATCAAGAAGGGCGGCGTGCAGCTCGCCGCCGTCACCGCCGGCTCGTTCCTGTTCAGCAACACGCTGGAGCGGGTGCGGACGATCCGGCCGGACGGCAAGATCGACGGTGCCGATCCGACCATCGCCAACTGCAGCGGCTCGATGACAGTCCGCTTCGACGGCACGACGCTGGTCGCCGAGGCGGCGGCCGGTACGCCGCTGGTCCTCGAGTACGGCTTCACCACCGCCGGCACCGCGTTGCTGAAGTTCGAGATGCCGCGCGTCTTCCTGCCGAAGCCGAAATACACGATCGCCGGCCCCGGCGGCGTCGAGGCCGGCTACGACTGGCGCGCCGCCTACGACTCCCCGACCAGCACGATGCTGAAAGTGACCCTGGTCAACGACGTGGCGACCTACACATGATCCGGCTGACGAAGCCGGTCGAGGAAGAAGAGATCAACCTCGGCTGCGGCGTGCGCCTGGTGGTCCGGCCGCTGTCGACCCGCGTCCACCGGGCGGCGCAACACTCGGCGGAACGCATGGTCCGCCAGCTCGCCTACGACACCGGGCTGATCGAGAGCGTCGGCGGCTCGATCCGCGACATCCCCGCGCCGCACGACCGCGACGGCATGCTGGGCGTCCGCGACCAGCTGCTGCTGCAGGCGCTGGCGCGGCACGCCATTGTCCGCTGGTCGGGAGTGGCCGGCGAGGACGGCGAACCGGTGCCGTCGTCACCAGAGGCGATAGACGCGCTGATCCGCGACTTTCCGATCCTCGCCGAGCGCTTCGAGGCCCGCTACTGCCTGCGCGTAGCACACATGGCCGCCGAGGGAAACGCATCCGGCGCCGCGCCGAGTGGCACTTCGGCGGCGGCGCCGACTACTGCCGGAGCTGCGTAGACCTCGACGCCCCGTGTGCTGACGGCGGCCGCGGCAGAGCCAGCTCTCGGGCTGGCCAAAGGCCAGACCCGTGGGACGGCCGGGCCTGCCCCTACCACGAATACCAGCCGGAAAGCATCGACGGCGCCGTCGCCTGGAGACTGCTGACCGAGGGCGGCGGGCAATGGCGCCGCGCCGGGATGAACGGGGCAATCGTCGGTCTCGACCTCGCCGCCTGCCTGGCACGCCCGTCGGCGGCGGAGGTCGACAGCGAGGCGCTGGAGTCGCTGCTGCTGGCCGGCGAGGCCGGGGCGCTGGCGGCAATGCGGCGGGCGGAAAGCGAGCAGTGAGTACAGAGGCAACGAGCCAATGGCACAGTCGAACGTCATCGTCCGCCTCAGCCTGAAGGACGCCGATGCCGTTCAGCGTGGGCTGGTCGCGCTCGGCGCCGATGGCGAAAAGGCGCTGAAGCGGATCGAGGCGGCCGGGCGGACGCCCTCGGCCGGCCTGAAGGCCCTGGGCGCTGCGTCGGACGAGGTGCGCGACAAGCTGGGCTCGCTCAGCGGCCAGACCGGCGCGCTCGGCACGGCGCTGGGTGCGCTGGGCCCGAGCGGCCTGCTCGCCGCCGCTGGGCTGGGCGCGATCGTCGCCGGCATCGGCGCGATGATGGCAGGCGCTCGCAAGGCGATCGATACGCTCGACGACCTCGGCGACGCCGCCGCCAAAGCCGGCGTTTCGGCCGAGGCGCTGCAAGAGTTGCGTTACGCATTCGATCAGCTCGGCGTGAACGCGTCGACGGTCGACGGCGCGCTCGGCGCGTTTACCGTGACAATGGGCAAGGTCGGCCTGACGGGCGACGAAGCGGCGAAGAAAATCCGCATTGCCTTCGAAGCGCTCGGCATCTCGCTCGAAGACGTGCAGAAGAGCGATCCGACGGCATTGCTGCAGCGGGTCGCGAGCGAGATCGGCAAGATCGGCGACACCGCGCGGCAGGCGGCGATCGCCAAGGCTCTGGGCATAGAAGACCTGCTGCCGGCGCTGCGTGCCGGCGGCGATGCCATCGCCGACCTGCGCGAGAAAGCGCGCTCGCTCGGGATCGTCCTCGACGAAGACCTGGTGCAAAGCGCCGGCGCGGCGAAGAACGAGCTGGTGACGATGCAGTCGGTGATCGACTCGCAGCTGACCCGTGCGATGCTCAACGCGCAGCCGCTGGTGGTCGGGCTGGCGCAGGCCTTCGCCACCCTCGCCGAACACGTCGGGCGAGCCGTCGACCTGCTCAACACCGTCGAGGCGCGTGCCACGCACACGCTGAAGGCCGAAGTCGCCGACCTCGATCAGCAAATTGCTCTGCAGCGGAAGAACGTCGAGGCGGCGAAAGCCCCGCGCAACGCGCTGGAGCGCGGCCTCGCCGGCATCGGCCTGAACCGGCCGCAGGACCTCGAGGTCAAACAGACACAAGACCTCCTCGACCAACTGCAGGCCGAGCGCGACCGCCGGCAGGCGGAGATCAACCGGCGCGAGCAGGCGCAGAAGGATCAGACGAAGCCGCACGCCGCGCTGCCGGTGATCGACCTCGGCGGCGGCGGCGCAGGTGGTGGTTCGGCGGGCCGAGCAGCGCAAGACGCGCAGCGCGAGGCCGAGGCGGCACAGCGTGCCTATGCGGCGAACCAGAAAGTCATCGCCGACCTCGCGCAAGGCATCGTGGCGTTCGGCAACGAACGGCGGCAGTTCGTCGATCAGGCGCTCGGGCGACTGTCGGACAGCGCATCGGACGAGCAGTGGGGGCTGGTAGAGGAGGCCGCGAACACGCTGTACGACCTGAAGGAGGCGCAGGAGAAAGCCACCGAAGCCGCCCGCGCGTACCAGCAGGTGATGGACGAGGGCGCGCGGATCACCGAGTCGATGCACACGCCGCTGGAGCGCTACACCCTCGACATCGAGCACCTGAACGACCTGCTCGGCCAGGGCGCGATCGACACCGAGACCTGGGAGCGCGCGACCACCGCGGCGAAGGAGCAACTCGACGCGTCCACCGCGCAGACCGAGCAGCTGGCGCAGACGAAAGACAAGCTCGTCGACCTGAAAGGTGCCTGGGACGACTTCGGCCTCGCCGCCTCTTCGGCGTTCGAGGACGCGATCGCCGGCGGCAAGGGCCTCGACGAAATCCTCAACGGCTTGGCCGCCGACCTGCAGAAGATGGCGATCCGCCAGTTCGTCTCGAAACCGCTGATGGGGCTGCTGGACAAAGGCGGCGACGCCGCCGGCAGCTGGATCGCCAATCTGTTCACCGGCCCGCCGAAGCCCGGCGAACCCGGCGGCGGGCTGCAAACATCCGGCCTCACGTCCGAGGGCGGCATCGACTTGTCGTTCGCCAACACATGGCTGGGCGGCGGCGGCCAGAACGACTCCTCCGCAGGTGGCGGAGCGTTCTCGGGGATCGGCGGGGCGTTGTCCGGCGCCGGTAGCTGGATCAGCGGCTTGTTCGCCAGCAACGACAACACGGCACCCGATGCGATGACCGCCGCACTCGACTCCAGCGCGAGCGCGCTTTCGGACGCCGGCTTGGCCGGGAGCGCGGCTGCCGACCAACTGGCCGGCTCGGCCGGAACACTTCTCGACGACCTGGGCGACGCCGGTGCCGCCGGTTCCCTGGTTCAGTCCGGCGAGAGCATGGTCGGGCTGATCGGCCAAGGGATGTCCGCGGTGGCCTCGATGCTCGGATCGATCTTCGGTGGTAGCGGCGGCTCCAGCATGTGGTCGGAGATCATCGGCGGCGTCGTCAAGGGCGTCGGGATGATTGCCGGGGGCGCGGGCGGAGCTGCCGGTACCGGCGAATTGCAAATGTCCGGAGTCACTTCGAGCGGCGCGATCGATACCCGCTACATGCTGGCGAACGCCCAGGGCAACGCCTTCTACGGCGGCGACGTCATCCCCTTCGCCCGTGGCGGCGTGGTGCACCGACCGACGCTGTTCCCGATGGCGCGCGGCGCCGGGTTGATGGGCGAGGCCGGACCGGAAGGCGTGCTGCCGCTGCGGCGGACCCGGAGCGGCGACCTCGGTGTCGCGACCAGCGGCGGTGGCGGCACCAACGTCACCGTCAACGTCATCAACAATGCCGGAGCCAAGGTGTCGACGAAGGAGGAAAAAGACGACAACGGCAACGTCAACATGACCGTGATGATCGACGCCATGGAACAGGCGATGGCTGCACGAGCAACCCGGCCCGGCTCTACGCTCAACCGGGCGTTGGCTCAGGCGTCGAACCCGATACGTGCGCGATGAGCGTCCCTGTCTGGCCGGCGAGCCTGCCGCAGCGACCGCTCGGCGAGGGCTTCGCCGAACAGCCGCCCGAACTCGTCGTCCGCAGCCCGATGGACACCGGCCCGGCGAAGGTCCGCCGCCGCTCTACCGCCGGGGTCAGCAAGCTGCAGATGGTTTTTCGTCTCACGCCCACGCAACTGGCGACCTTCCGCAACTTCCTCGCGAACGACATTCAGGACCGCGCACTGTCCTTCAGCTGGGTGCATCCGATCACCGACGCGACCGGCCTGTTCCGCATCGTCGAGCAGCCGACCTACCAAGCGATCGGAAATGGCCTCGCCTGGCGGCTCTCTGTCGTCCTGGAAATGCTGCCATGACCCTGTCCGACGCCGGCGTCCGGGACCTCGCGGCACAGGAATGCGGCACAGCGTGGCTGGTGCTGCTGACCATCGATCACCCGGACCTGCCCAACCCGATCCGCGTGACTTCCGACGGCGTCGAGACCGTCAGCAACGGCCAGACCTACGAGCCGTTCCCGTTCGAACTGACACTGCCCGACGACGTCGAGGGCCGCGCCCCGCAGGCGCGGATACGCATCGACAACACCTCGCAAGAGATCATCGCCCTGCTGCGCGGCCTGATCACGCCGCCGTTGCTCGCCGTGCAGATCGTGCGCGCCTCCGACCCGAACATCGTCGAGCGGCGATGGGCCGGGCTCGAATGGCGGACATCGACCTTCGACATCGGCGCCATCACCGGCGTGCTGACGATCGAGGACCTGGCGACGGAAGAGTTTCCCTACGAAACTTTCGACGGCCGGTTCAAGGGCCTTTGGCCCTGATCCCTGCGTGGGCCGGCGACTACGTCGGCATTCCGTTTGTCGACCTCGGCCGCGACCGCGGCGGCTGCGACTGCTGGGGGCTGGTCCGCCTGATCCTGGCCGAGCGGGCCGGGGTGGCGCTGCCCTGCTGGGCGACCGCCTACGAGAGCGAAGCCAACCGCGACGGCGTGCTCGGGCTGGCGAAAGAGCAGAAGTCGGCCGGCACGTGGCGGCGGGTCGAGCCGCCCTTCGAGCGCACCTTCGATGTCGTCGAGTTGCTGCAGCCGGTCCGCACGGACGAGGGCTGCGGCTTCCTTGCGATCCATGCCGGCCTGGTCGTCGCCCCAGGCTGGCTGATTCACGTGGAACGGGCGACCGCAGCACTGCTGGTCGACTACCGCCGCCTGCCGATGCGCAGCCGGGTGGTCGCCTTCTGGCGTCATCACGCTCTGGAGACCGACAATGCCGCGTGACCAGCAGACGCCAGTGCCGGAAGGCGAGTTCGTGCAAGTCTCGGCCTGCCCGCATCCGTTCGAGGCCAAGCGGTCCGACTACTGCGTGCCGGCGGGCCTGACAATCGCCGAGGCCGTCGAGGTCATCCAGCCGGACGAGCTGCTGCGCTCGCACGGCGTCGCCTTCCTCGGCGAGCACATGATCGCCCGTGCCGACTGGCACCGCGTCCGGCCCAAGCCTGGAACCCAATTGTCGATCCGCCTGCTGCCAAGCGGCGGCAACTCGCGGATGTGGGCACAGATCGCTGTGACCGTGCTCGCCATCGCCGTCAGCTTCATTCCCGTCGTCGGCGTGTTCCTCGCCGCGGCGGTGATGATCATCGGCACCATTCTGATCGCCGTTTTCCTGCCGCCTCCGAAGCCGGAGGTCGCCAAGAATCAACAGGAGACGCCGTCCTACGCCATCACCGGGCAGCGCAACGAGACGAAGTTCTGGGGCAAGGTGCCGTTCCTGCTCGGCCGCTTCAAGATCACGCCGCCCTACGCCGCGCTGCCGTATCGCGAAATGGTCGGCGGCGTCGTCTACTTCCGCACGCTGTTCGCCATCGCGCACGGACCGGTCGTGATCGAGGAGATGCGGATCGGCGAGACGGCCATCGAGAACTTCAAGGATGTCGAGTGGCAGATCCGCCGCGGCTACTGGTCGATGCCGGACAAGGGCAGCTGGAGCGGCGGTGGTTATCCGACCAACCCGGAGTTCGGCGATACCTGGACGCAACCCTCCGGCCAGACGATCACCTTCAACGGCCTGGCCGATCCGAGCAGCGCCGCCGCCTGGGATCTCGACCAGAAGAAGCCGTTCAGCCTATTCCCCGACGATGTCTACGAGGACGCGCTCAACGTCGCCGTCAAGTACGGCGTGCCGCAGCTGCGCACCAGCCAAGCGAGCGGCGACGAGTTGGGCGTCGAGCTGATCTTCGATCGCGGCCTCGTCCATATAGAGAACCAGCCGGCTGGTCATAAGAAAGGCACCAGCGTCGGCGTGCGGATCGAACAGTCGCCGGCCGGCGCAAACGCCTGGGCGACAGTCATCAGCACGAACGTGTACGGTGCGCAGTCGACGCCCTTCTACTGGGGGCGCGCATGGAAGCCCGGCGACTTCTCCACGCCGAACGCCACCAAGACCTGGGACGTGCGCGTCGTCCGCTTGAGCGGTAATTCCGACGAGGAGCGCAACTTCGGCAACTTCTCCTGGATCTCGCTGCGCACGCTGACCTACGGCGACCCGACGCCGATTCCAGGGGTAGCGTTGATGGCGATCCGCATCCGCTCTTCCGAGCAGCTGCAGGGCGTCCTCGACACCTTCAACGTCGTCGCCCGCACCATCGCCCGCGACTGGGACTCGACGACCGGACGATGGGTCTGGCGGCCGACCTCGCAGCCGGCGGCGCTGCTGCGCCACGTCCTGCAACATCCATCACGAGAGAAGCCGGCGACCGACGCGCAGATCGACCTCGAACGGCTGCAATACTGGGACGGCGCCACCCGGCCGAAGAAGCGCGAGTTCAACGGTGTCATCGAAGCCAAGCAATCGGTCTGGGACACGTTGATCTCGATCGGCCGGATCGGCCGGGCCATGCCGACGCTCCGCGACTTGCAATTCTCGGTGATGATCGACGAGCCGAAGACCGTGCCGGTACGGATGTTCAGCCCGCGCAACTCGTGGGGCTATGAAGGCGAGATGACGCACGCGGAGACGCCGCAAGCCTACCGCATCGGCTACGTTGACCGCGCCCAGGACTGGCGCACCGACGAAGTCCTCGTCTATGACGACGGCTACGACGCGAGCAACGCCGTCCGCACCGACAAGGTCGAGTGGATCGGCATCTACGATCGCGACCAAGCCTGGAAAGAGGGCCGCTTCCACCTCGCCCAGCAACGGCTGCGGCGCGAGGTGCATCGCATCAACGTCGATTTCGAACACCTCGCCTGCGAGCGCGGCGACCTGGTGGCGCTGCAGCACGACGTTATCAGCGTCGGGATTGCTACGGCGCGCATCAAGACCCGCACTGAAACCGCGACAACGGTCCTCGACGTCACCATCGACAACGCCGTGACGATGCAGACCGGCAAGCTCTATGGCCTGCGCGTCAGGCGGGTCGTCGCCGGCGCCATGCGGACCGACCTCTACCGGATCAACACCATCGCCGGCACATCGCCGCGGCTCTGGTTCACCAACCCGCCGGCGGAAGCCGACGCGCCGGACGTGGGCGATCTCGTCGCCTTCGGCATCTACGATCGCGAGACGCTGCGCGTCCTGGTGCGCGACATTGAGCCACAACAGGATCTGACCGCCAAACTCACCCTGATCGCCGAGGCGCCCGGCGTGCACATCGCCGAGGACGGGCCGATCCCGCCGTACGATCCTGTCGTCACCCCGGCGAACAGCCTGCCGGCGCCGCTGGTGCTGGGGATCGAGTCCGACGCGCGGGTGATGCTGGTCACGCCCTCGCGGACGCTGATCGACCGGGTGATCTTCACCCTGCAGCCGGTTCCCTTCGACGTGACGACCCACGTCCTGTTCCGCCAGCAGGGCACCGATGCCGCGTGGCAGACGGCGACGATCCAGGAGGAGACGGAAAACACCGTCGCC